CCTGTGCTATCTCCTTCTAACCAAGTTGTCAAAGTAGAACCATCTGATCCTGCAATTATCATTGATCTAGTTTCACCGGCAGTATTACCACCAGCATTTCCTATAATGACATTACCTGATCCAGTTTCTACAGTTTGACCTGCATTGTAACCTACAAAAGTATTGTGTTGTCCTGAAGATACTCTTAAACCTGCGTTTGCACCTATAACAGTATTTTTTTCTCCTGTTGCGTCTTTACCTGCTGAATGTCCTACGGCTGTACTTTTTCCTGTAGATGTAACTGATTGTAAAGCTGCAAAACCCACGGCAGTATTATCATCTCCTGAAGTAATTGATCTTAAAGATGTTTTACCAACGGCAACGTTTTCTTGTGCTGAACTCAAAGTACCTGTCACCGAGTGACCGATCATTATAGAGTTTGAAAAGTTTGTTCCTTCTTGTTTACCAGTAATTACACCAGCATTTAAATTAGTACCATCTCCGAAAGCAGTATAGATTTCGTTAAAGTTATCGTTGATTAAATCACCACCAGCTCTGATAGTAGAACCTGTGCCATCATTTGGAGTTGAACCGATTGCTATTGTTTGTTTTGTCATTTCTATCTCTATTTATAGTTATATTTATACAGTTGTTTTGTCAAATTTTTTGTTTGTTGAATCATATTTCAAAGTATTACCACTGAACGATTCTTCACCTGGGAACGTAATATCTGTTGGAAAAGCAAAGTTGGTCTTTAACATGAAACCAAAATCATCTTCGTCTGCGTTGGTTCCACTTATCATATTAAATATTGCTGTTGTGCCATCTAAACTTGATCTGGTACCAGTGACTTTTAATTCATTTAATCTATTGAAAGTATTACCAGTTGTACCATTAATACCACCTGATCTGTTACCTGTAACACCATATGCTGTATTTGCAAATCTATTAATTGATTTAAAACTAGGACCACAATATGCAAATCCTTGATTTATAGTCACGCCTGTTCCAACTTTTCTTCTTACTCTTAAATTCAATCTAACACTTATAGGAGCTCTTGTTAACATCACGTCTCTAGAGTTATTTGGATTAGGTTGTTGAGAAAATTCTGATCCTAATGAACCATCGTCAGCTGTTCCTGTTCTTCTACCAAATGAAGTTTGAAATATTAATTTCATTAAGTAGATTAGTGGTTCACCGATTGTACCAGTGTTTATTGCCTCTGCAACTTTAACCCTCAAATTTAATCTGTTTTCAATATCAACTTGTCCTGTAAAATAAAAACCAGAAGTATGCATTGTTTTTTTAAATGCGTCTCTCCATAAATTAATTGAGTTACCTACTTTTAATACATAAGAAAAATCTTGATAGTATAAACTATCTTGTACTTTCATAGTATTTTCTGAAACAAATCCTTTTTCATCAATAAATTTACCATCTGTATCTACAACAGAAACAACAGATACACTTGTTGTTGGTATATCTAATTTATTTAAAGTTGCACTACCACCACTTGCTGATAATGATTCATTTAGTTGAAAAGATCCTGAAACTGTTTTTAGTTTTAATAAATTAGTATTTGTATTCCAACTAGTAACAATACCCGTAGCACCCGATGTACCACCGGTTACAGTAGTATTAGTAGTAAACGAACCTGTCACACTTATTACAAATAAATTTTGTACAAATAATAATGTAGGTGATGGAGATTTTTCATACTCTATACCTAAATTTGATGTTTCTATTCCTAAAATTTTACCTATGTCTGTTCCATAAGATAATACTTTTGCACCTGTACCTCCAGTAGATGTTACTGTAACTGTAGGTAAAGATTTATATCCGTCACCACCACTTATTAAATAAATGTCTGTAATATCTCCTGTGCCTGTGTTAGTTTCTTGTACAAATTTGTCTCCCGAAATATGGTCACCGGAACATGTTTCATCTTCTAATATAATATGTTCAGTAGTATCTCCTGTAATACCACCATTTACAATTGTAACAACACCTGTGGCGCCTGCACCATTTGTATTAGTATTATTGAAACTTAAAGTATCTCCAATTACATATCCTGAACCACCTGCGTCTACAACTGTTTCAGTTACTTTACCTGAACCAACACTGTTGATTTGAAACGAAGCTTGTTGACCGCCACCTGAAACTGTAACTTGATCCTCTGTAGTGTAAAGATTACCATCATTAGTAATTGTTTTATTTCCTGGTACTCCAGTTACTTTTGCAATTATAAAGTAATCGTCTGTATCTGTTGCTGTACCTTGTATATCTTCTCCTACAATAAAAGTACCTATGATACTATCTTTGTTTACAGTCATTTCAGAAACTTCACTGCTACCTATATAAAATTTTGATACATTTTCTATTATTGACGTTGCTTTAGAAGTTTTACCTGTAATTGTTCTTCCTATTAATTTTGATGTATCACCTTGACTAGCAATTATTCTCATTACTGTTTTTGTGTCGTAATTACCGTCTGATACTTTTAATATCTGCTCTCTAGGGTAAAAAGTTTCAGATGTATCGTTGAATAGTATTCTAAAAAATAGTTCGTGCCCTTTTTGAGTGCCTTTTAAAGTATATAACGATTTAATATTTTTAATTAGATTTCTTTTGTCTATTCCTATAGCTAAGCTCTCTGGAATAGTTTTAAAAAACTCATTTCTAAAATTATTTAAGAAATTAGAGATTACTTTGTCAGGATCCTTAAAATTTGTTAATTGTTGAATAGTTTGAACAGGATTAGGTCTGTAACCATTAACAACTGCACTTGCATTTGACAAATTACCTAAAATAGTTTCTCCCACTTCAAATTTGTCTTGTGATGTTATGAATAGTCTATTTGAATCTAAATCTTCAGCTAAAATTGTTGCTGTCGCTTTAGAATTTTGTCCTGTTACAGTTTCATTGTATGTAAACTTACCAAAAGTACTTTCTTCTAATAATATCTTGTCATCTATATCTAATTGAGTATTTTCTGCACCAAGAGAACCGGCGTCTAGTGTTAAATTAGATATTGTGCCTGTTTGATTTTCTAAAGTTATTCCGTCTGTAGTTTGAATTGAAGTTACCTGCAATTCTGCAGCTTCCATAAATTGATAGTATGTTTTTAAAAATTCTACGAATTTAGGGTGATCATCAACTACAAAATTTGGTAATTGAGTTGGTATTAAATTGGATATTTTATTATCAAATTTAGCCATTGTTTAATTAGTAACTTGTTGTTGTTTGATAGCCTACGCCAGCTTCTGCTGAACCACCAATAAATGTATCTTGTTCTACAGTTATATTTGAGTTTGATATGTCTATTTCTATTACTTGATTTCTAACTGGCACTATATCGTTTGAACTAGGCGATACCGTAATCTCAATAACGTTAGATACTACATTTCTAATATTAGATATTGAAGCAACGTTCAAAGAATTGATTGTTACTTGACCTGTTTTGTAATTAACTGTACCTTGTGTTGCATTAGCATAAGTTTTAACACCACTTACTAGATAATATCTTCTAACGTTACCGTTACTATCATCATCTAAAAACATTTCATTATCACTACCTGTAACTTTAAATCCAGTAGATGAAAGTACCGATGTATGACCAGAATGTGGATTATGTATTGCATTTCTAAAGTACATATCGTATCTTGTTGAAGACGCAATAGTAGGTGTAAAATTCTTTCTCATTTTAACTGTTGTGATGTTAGATAGTATGCTTTTATCTACATTGTCTACTAGACCTGTTAATTTAGAAAATCTAAAGACACCATCAAACTTTTGTAAAGTTGAAGTATTGTAATTTGTAACAGCAGTATTGATTTCTGACTTTAATGTATCAAGTGATTTACTTGTACTTTTCTTATCATACTTAGCATTAGTTGTTAACAGAATAGATGTTGTTTCTGGATCAATAATCTCTGGTCTAACTGAAGCAACGTTATAAGGTATTAAAGATTTTATAATAGACGCTTTAGTACTATCAGTTAATGTTGAACCTGAATCAGCCTTGATAGAAATTTTTACTACACCATAAACCGGTGTTTCATCGTCTTCTCCACCCCAAGCACTAATAGATAATGCATTAGGATAAATTGATCTAACTATTGTTTCATAGTCTGTAGCTGTAACTGCTCTGTCTTGTGCTGTGTATTGTAATGGAGCATTAAATCTAATTGACTCTTTAGTTTCAGGTTCTGCACCACCTTGAGCACTTGATTTAGTTGTTATAGTTACGTTTGAAAAACCACCGATAGTAGAACCTAACTCAAATGACTTAGCGTCATTAGCCTCTGTTTTGTTCGTAACGATATATTCTAAAGTAACTATGTTACCATCTTCTAATTTATTACCTATTACGTCATCACCGAAGTAAACTTGAAATCTACCTGTATCTGTTTCTTGTTTGAAGTAAACTTTAGATAAGTGATTTAGGTTTCTTAAACCTGTAGCAACTGAATAAGTATTTACAGTTGAATCTGATATTGAATTTTGTACAGTTACTTTTAAAGTAGATGTATCAGCATTAACATTTGGTATTACAAACTTTTGATCAACATCTGTACTGTCAACTGTATATTTGAAAGTAATTAAAGTACCCTCGTATATATTTACGTTTGAAAATTTGTAAACACCATCTACTGGTGTAATTGTAATATCTTCATTAGTACAAAAATTAAATCCTGTTCCATCTACACTTGTTGTGAAAGTTGTTCCTTTATTCATCAAGATACTTGAACCCGAAGCATTGTTTATTGTTATGTCAATACTTGCTGTTGAAGCTCTAGCTGATGATGGTGTATAACCTAATGCCTTTGCTAATGAAACTATATTTTTTCTTACGTCTGCACTGTCTAGATAAACTTCATTAACTAACATGTTAGCATTGAAGCCAAGATAGTGTGTATTGTATGCTAATGTATCTAAAAGAACGGCAAAGCCTGATCCTTCAAAATTATAGTCTGAAAATTCTGGTTGATTTTGTAAAAATGTTTTTAAATTTGATTTTATGTCATCAAAGTCAAAATCAGATACTATTAATTTGTTACTTGCCATTTTATCTTGTTCTCTCTAAAAAAGTTTCTACTGTTACTGGTTCAGAAACACCTATTACATAAAACATAATTGTTAAGTGATAACTATTTCTGTCTAAATCTGGTCTAGCTAAAATTTGAACTAATTTAATTCTTGGTTCAAAATTATTTAATACTTCGCCAACTTTTCTTTGTAAATTTAGTGCTGTTAGAGGTGTCATTGGTTCAAATAACATTCTTCTTACATCACTACCAATCTCTGGATGAAAAGGTCTTTCAAAGTGAGAAGTATTGATTAAATTTCTAACACTTCTTTTAACGGCCTCTACATCTGTCAATTTATTAACATCACTTGTAACTGTATTACGTCCAAAATTCAAATCTAAATCTGTATAGATTCTATTCTTTCGTTTACTGTTGTTTGTATTACTACTATCAAAGTTTGGCATTACACCATATATTTATACGTTAACCAGCAAAGATATTTGAAGAACCTGAAGTCATTACTCCAGCGTCTGTACTATCATTTACTCTAGCTATTGGACTACCACAGACTGAAACTGTTGAACTGCCTACATTGACTACTGCAACATGAGGAGCGCAAGGTGGTGATGGTGGGAATGGGTGGGAGACCGTCGGGTCACCCACTCTCGCTATTAAGATACTATTTGCCTTAACAGTACTTTGACCAGGCGTATTTAAAGTCGTTGTACCAACACAAATGTGTCCTGTACTCAAACTGTCGCCTTGTCTACTGATTGCTGGCATTATTTTCCCAATTCTTTTGCTGCTTTTGCAGCTGCTCTCTTTTTTTCTATGATTGCCGCTTGTCTTATTTTTCTACCCATAGGTATTTTTACGGAATCAGTAATTTGTTTGCCTTTTTTACTCATATATTCAACACCGATGAATTTATCTTTAAAATCACCTTGTACAGAGATAACTGCCTTCTTCAAACTCATTGCTTCTTTCTCTTTTTCGTCACCTGCTTCATTCCAAAATTTAAATATTCTCATTTTCTTCATTTTATAACTCCATTAATTAGTATTATCGTATTTTACTTGATCTTTCCAAGAATCGTCTGATTCGTTGTGTCGGCAATATGTACAAACTTCAGTTTTTTTCTTTTCCCCATAATTTACATACTTTTTTTCGCCACAATGACATTTATATCCACAATTTTGACAATTGATCATAATATTATTTATCCTTAAAAATTACACGACATTTGAGCTTGTCGTAATTCAGTTTCAGATAAATTTTCTTTATTTTTTAACGCTGATTCGCCTATTTTTTCTAAATCTGCCTTAATTTTGCAATCCTTAACACTTCTAGTACAAGAAACCAGTACAAAAAGAGAACAAATCACAATTATTTGAATTATTTTCATATTTTATGCTTTTTTTTCTTGACTTTACTGTATTTATGTTATAGGATGGACGAGTAATATGAAAAAAAACACTATAACAAAAGGAAACACTATGAAAAAAAAGTTAATTGAATTTACAACAATAGTTTGTGCTATTATTGGTACTCTTGCATTAGTTGGTTCAGCAGGTGCTGTTGAAACTGATCAGTGGATTGGTGCTGGTATTCTTGCAATGCTTGGTATAACAATGTTTATACTTTCTTTGTACTCACAAGAACTTTATAAGGAGCAAAAATAATGATTACACCAGAAATGTATAACGAGTTAAGAATACAAGAAGAAAAAGGTCAAGAAATGGCTGATGATAAAAACAAGTCTATTCAATTGAGAAAAGACATAATGAAACTTGCATTAGAAGAAAGCGCTACTGATTGTACTATCATGTGTGGTACTTTATTTGCAAAGTTTGGTGTTTCAATACATGAACAGATGGCAAATAATCTAAAGAAAACTTTACAGAATTTCTTTGATACTAGAAAGAAAAATGATTGTTATGTTCAAATGTCAGGTACATTACCTGATAATGAATACGCTTATGATTTTCACCCAATTGTAGATTTTAGAACGGAAGGAGTAGTACAATAATGACGATAGTAGATAAAACAGCAAAAACTTTAGACGAAGGTATTAAGAACATGATGGCTGGTGCCAAACATGATTATGCTCATTGGGGAAAAGGTTCTTCTTACGGACAAAGACAATTAGCAGAATGGGACAGTAAAACTAAAGTAACACAAGGTAAGAAGTACATTAAAGTTGTACAAGAAAACGGAGTGTTTGCTTTTATTGTAAAAGAAGACTTTAAGCACTTTAAAAAAGGTGACGTATTAAAGGCGGCTGGTTTTAATGCTCCTGCATTAAACAGAGCTAGAGGCAATGTACTAACTGGAGGCTATTCTATTAAATGGACTGGTCCCGAATATTTGAGAGGATAATTATGAATAGAAGACAAAGAGTATTTAATAAAATTGTAAATTCAGTGTTGATCAAACATATGTTGGATCCATGGAAAAGCGATAGTAGATGTATAGCTGCCGGCATACCAATGAAGTATTTAAAATACTTTAAAGAGGTATCGGCACATAAAAATGCTAAACCTATTAGATATAGATATAGAGGAAAGTCTGGTGTTAAGAAAAACTTAACAACTGGTAATACAAGTTATTATCAAAGACCTCAATCTTTCTGTCATATGGACGGCGCTGATACTTTTGCCGTATATCACAAATAATTAAATCTCTGATCTAACTATATGTTTTCTTAATGCTCTAACGAGTCTTTCAAGATTATCTATAATATCAATCGTTGCTTTGTCTGTGATGAAAGCACTTCCTGATTTTAACTTATCATATTCTCTTAATGATATAGAAACCATAGGTGTTGTATCTCTTGTAGATTCATTTTCATACGATCTATCGTGATCGTGATCTTTGTCGTGATTGTCAAAATTACTCATATTTTTTTCTCCTAATTTTTAATTCTTTTTCTTAAATCCGTTGATGAAAAACGGTGATCTCTTTTGTTGTAAACTATCTTTATATGTTTCTTAACACATATCTCCTTACCTGTGAACTCTGTACCTTGATATTCTTCTCCCATAATTCTTACTGATATATTAAACATTGTTAATATATCTTCCAAGTCTTGTTCAGTTTGATACGTAATAACTTCGTCTACATACTTAACTGCTGATAACTGTATACCTCTTTCTACCAATGTTTGTATTGGTTTATTTTTGGTATCAGGTCTATCTATAGTTGGGTCTGTTTGTAAACCTACGATTAAGTAATCGCATTGGTCTTTGGCATCCTTTAACATTTGTACATGACCAGCATGTAACAAATCAAAAGTACTACATGTAAATCCTACTTTTTTATCGTTCATAATTTATCCTCTATATATTTAGCAAGCCATTCGTGACCTTTTTTGTTTGGGTGTGGATTACTCTTTTCAATAACATGGTCATAATCAATTGTTCCTTTTGGTGCTAGACCAACCGGCTTACCATATATATCCGTAAAGTAAATCTTTTCATCGTAATCTCTATTAGCAGGATTAAAAGTAGATGTAGGTATATTATTAGCCAATCTATCTTCTACTCCCCAATTTTTGTGGATTTTTAAATCTGCAACAACAAAACCATCTTCTTCATTAAATATAGGCCAACCAATAAAGTTTTTCATATGTTTATATTGTGGTGAGTTTTTAATTACATCAACACAACCTTGTCTTATCTTTTCATAATTACCACCTGCTTCTTTAAATTCATATTCATAGATATGATCTACAAATAAAGAAATCATTTGAAAATGTTTATATGGTATATTATGTTGTTCACATAAATTTTGAAATGCATATTGATATCTTAATGAAGACTTTATCCACCCATATACATGACCATACATATTAGGTTTAGCGTCACACCATTCCAGGTTTTTCTTTTGCCAATTTACTCTTTGACATTTTGACCAACCTGCAATACATAAACCTATTTCTTTTGGATCATTTTCTAATAGATAATCTTGTACACTAGAATATATCTGCTCTTGACCAGCACCGTTTTTTGCTAGACAAACTAAATCCATATCTAATTGTTTTGCTAGTATTTCTCCCCATGTAGGAAACTCATCACATTGTTTTCCACCTGTAGTATTAATTGAACTAACGTAGTTCATATCTGTAAAACTACAACCTGCTACTATCAATTTCTTTTTCATTATTTCTTTTCAGTACTAGTTGTTTTACCTGTTTTGGTGTTAATCCATTCTACTGTCTGTGAATATTTTTTTGCTTTGGCACATGTTGTTCTACACGCATTAGGTCCTATGTTCTTTGATAAGTTGTTTGCAAATTCTTTCCATTCACCTGACTTTAGTATATCTTCTACTGTATTGTTATTATTGATAGTACTAACCTCTAACATCTTTTTCATTCTAGGGTCGTTCATTGTTTTAGGATCGTCCATTCTACAACAAGGTATTAATACACCTTGGTTGGTGACTGCTAAGGCAATTGCGTCTTTAAAACATAAAGGGTCTAATTCAATATCTCCCTCTGCCCATAATGGTACTGCACCTAAATGATTGTCAGTAACTTTAGTCATTCATAGTCCTTTTAGTTTTTGGCATTAACCAATCGTCATCATCTGTCCATCTTGCACTGTTAACTAATATGAAATCAACATCGTTATCTTTGGCCATCTTCATTGCTTTGTCAATACTCTTTTCATTATAACTGAATATAATAAACTGCCATAGAGGTCTTGTTGTTAAATACTTTTTACTCTCTAACATAAGATCAAATAGTTTCTGACCATTTTGATTAACTCTGTATTGTTTACTTTCTTCAGGCATGCCATCTATACCAAATATCCAGTTTGCTTTAGGGTTGGCTTTAAATGCTTCTATGTAAGCTTTCTTTGGTTTTAAAGATGAGGCTAAATGTACCTCTACTTTAACACCTCTATCTTTTGTGATAGTAAGTAATTCGTTTATTTTAGGGTGGTGTATAGGGTCAGAATATTGACCACAGAAAGATATTCTAGGAAACCAATCTAGTATTTTATTAAATTCGGATATTGTTAGATCACGACCAGGTACTTTAAGACCTTTATTGGTAAAACTTCTTTGTCTACCACATCTTAAACATTCTAAAGGACATCTATGAGATAGATCAATGTTTAATCGTTTATGTCTTCTATCAAAAAAACTGTTTTCTTTTATAGTGATGTCGTGTGCTAATTCAGTTCCTTCAATTTTACTTCTATTCGTTTCAGTCATAATATAAAACTATTTAGTTACACACTAAAAGATGTTCCACAACCACATGATGATTTGCTATTTGGATTACTGAATACGAATTGACTACCAAAGATTTCTTCTTTATAGTCTAACTCCATACCAGCAATATACATTTCAAACATACTATCAACAACTAGATCACCTATTATTAAATCATCTATCTCGTTAATTTCATTCTCAAAACTCCACTTGTATTCGTACCCAGCACAACCTCCACCTTTTACTTCAAGTCTTATGTATTTGACGTTGTGCTTGGCCTTTAATTCTGATAAATGCTTTACTGCGTTCTCTGTTAACTTAATCATTATATTCCTGTACCAACTTTCGGTGCCTCTTTAGGTTCAGTAGTATTTATATACTCCTTATACTCATCTTCCGTAAGACAGTATATTTGACCTTTACTGTTTGGGTATTGTCTTTGAAACAATACAGCCGTTTCTTCGCTAACCTTAAAACAGGTTTCATAGTCAGGATATGGTGTTTGCCCATCCAATGATGTACACTCACCCATTATACAAAATACTATAACTAAAAAATATTCTCCCATTTTTCTTCTCTCCTAGTATTAATCAGAGTCGTAATTCCGATTTTTCCGATTTTTTTTATTTCTTTTACTTAAATTCGCTTTCTTACCATTATCTTTCAAATTCTTAATTATCTTCTTCGTTATACCATACCAGTATATACCACTATCTCTCAAACCCTCATTAGAAGCCCGAAGTCTTTCCAACTTACGTTCCAAAACGTCAAGCCGTAACTTCGTTAGTTTCTTTGTGCCTGTGTGTATGTGTTCTAGTGTAGTGATTACGTTGTCTATATCCGTACAAGTATAGTTTGGTACTTTTGGTGCTTTCTTCTTCAATGCCATCAAGGCATACTTTTTTAGATTAGACATGTTATCCTTTTGTTTTGTTATTATGTGGTAACACCGTTACCATGCCATAGCCGTTCTTACGAACTCTACTGTATAAAAAAATCAATGATTAGCAAGCCAATCTTAATATAGATGTATATGTCTCTTGATTACCGAGAGAAGACATTCACTCTCGTTAAACTATTTAGGCAAACTTTGTTTGATAGTGAGAAATTATCTCCATTAGGACTCTAAGCTTTTCCTGACGGATCAACACCGTTATGTATAAGAGAAAACAACGCACTGAGGTGTGACAGAATTGTAATAAATACTTGTATGAAATGGATGACCAACGATAAACCTAAAAGCTGTCCTGATAGTAACAATCATTTTAAGTACCAGAAAGAAAGTGATCTATTATACTATTCGGAACATAACGCCTTTAATGACGAGGAAATAAAACGTATTATAAACTGCGAAAAGAATGATCCGTGGTTACTAGAGAGATTATATCACTATATGAATAAGGCTAATGAAAAGAGTTGGCAATACAGTATAGATGGTGAACAAATACAACTGCATAATTATAAACCAGGTAATCAGTATATGTGGCATAGAGACGGTATCGTAGGCCATAATAGTGTGATAAAAGACCTTGCTGATCCATTACATAACCTTACGAGAAAAATATCAATGACCATATTACTTAATGAACCCTCTGAATTTACAGGTGGTAAGTTTCAAATAAAGAAACATGATATAGAGAACTTTACAGTAGATATGCAAAGAGGAACAGTTGTTGTATTCCCTGCTTGGTTAGGCCATAGAGTTACACCTATAGAGACCGGCGAAAGGCATAGTCTACCTGTGTTCTTTTATGGTAGACCTTTTATTTAAGGTTTTTCTTTATTCCATTTAATAAACATCAATACAATCACAAGTAGAGGCATTGCTGAGTATAGTATTGCTAGAAGTAAATCCATTAGGTAAGTATATAGTAGTTTGTAGATAAAGTCAACCCTTAAAGGTATGGCTCACTTCCAGCCACCAGGAAAATCCTCCAAGAAAAAATAAGTACTTTACATTAAGCTTAAAGTTGTTATTGCATTTATAGATTAAAAACCGATACACTATTTCAATAAGCGCTTTTTCTCCAGGAGGCCTGGTACGATTGTTTGTTTTTTATGGATTTAAATCAATAGTGCTACCACGTATAATCGTAGCGCCTGTTGTGTTGTGTGTTGTAGTGCCTTCTACTGTTTTGTTTTCTGAACCTTGTACTGTAAGGTTATAGTTACCACCTACGTTT